TCCGGACTAATCTTGTCAAATAAGTTAATAAAATAACTTAGTAACTCGATTGGTTTAGAAATAGTTTTCACTATACCATTTATAGGTATACCTGAAACCTCCACACCTTTGTGGAATCATCTCTTTGCGAATTCATATGTTGTAAAAGACACATGAGTTTTAAAAGGAGATAATTCCAGACCTAATTGTTCCATTAGAACTATATATCTCTCAGCAATTTTATCGTTAGTAATAACAATATCATCGCCAAGTAGTATATAGTCCTTAGTAGGATAATTATTACTTAAATAGGCTGCATATTGTACAATCATGTGGTGAGAAATCGTAAACATAGTTCATGATGTTCTCGCCCCCATTGGTTGCCCAACTGCATATTTAAGTATTTGTCCATCAGGAGTCAAGAAGGGTTCTGCTGTAAGTAAAGACCGCCATCCATAGGATATACGTGAACTATTATACATTTCTTGTATTAATAGTTCTTGTTGTTCCACAGGAAAACGATCTGTTGCAGCAGTCAAATCAAGACTCCAGTACTTGTTACCTGGTAAAACCTTAATCTTAGGATTTTGGGAAAATGTTCGATCTTGAGAGAATTTTGTTCTCAAAAGATTAAACATATCCTTACTCATAGGATTAAGAGCTACTTGTGACCAATAATCAAATATTGCAATCACTCTAGCTTTGGCTTCAGGATCATTTACAACTGATAATCGTCTATTAATCATTCCATATTTCAGATTGGGATCAATCCCTTTCTTTATATTGAAGAAATTTGTAGCGATATACTTAACTAATTGAGGACTAATACAATTTAACTGGTTCAACATTGAACCAGTCATTGTTAATAATCCTTGAAAGGCAGTAATCAGTGCATTTGATCCATGAGGTCCAGCTTTTCCAGTAAAATAGAAATGTGTAGGATCAAAGATTGGCTCATTAAGAGTTAATTCAAAATCCTTCACAAATCTTTTGATAAACAAGGGATCGACTATACTTCTTTTAAAACCTTTAAAAGGGTTTGTAATTGAAGAGTAGTCTGGATCCTGGACAAGGTCTATTGCTCTTGACACTGTTAAAAGTGTCAGAATAAAAGATATGCCTCTAGTGGTTTCTCTATACTGTTCAAGAAATTGAATAGCCGTAGGAAAACCAGTAATTTTATTAATACCAATTAATTCGGGATACTTCCGTAAGGGAGTACCCGCTATTGATTTAGTCACTAAAAGTCTCATTAATTTGATTCTTTTAATTGTCCAAAGCAATCCTTTTGTTCGCTGATATTTTTCAACTAATAAAAGAAATTGTTTGGTATCTTTAATTTTATCTGTTCCTTCAACTTTATATCACAATTTTATTACTAAAATAATTATCTTTTTAATTGTTTTTGTCATAATTTTGTTTGTAAAGGCTGAAAATACAGCTTTAGTCGTTATTTTGTTCTGTGCCCCAAGAGTAATGCAGAGATAATCTGGATCTCTCTTTCAATGAGAGCTCTAGAAAATGTGAACCCCATTTCCTAAGGAAAGTGCCAGGGACTATGAAAGAAGTCCCGGGAAATTCTTGTTTATAA